TAGTAAACCAAGAACTAAAATCAGCCGTCTCTATATCGTCATTAACGGTTACCGTTCCATCGACCTGTAGTGTTGAGCTAAGGATTGTAGCCCCACTTACTGTTAGCGCCCCAAACGTTACACTATCCGTAGTTTGAACATCTTGGTTCATAGCGTAAAGTTCATTATCGCCTTGACCAGTATTCAAAGTAAGAGCATCTAGTGTTCCCGATATGGTGGTATTACCAGTTACGCTTAACGTGCCACCTATTGTTGTGTTCCCACTTACATCTAGCGTAGTGCCTATCGTTGCACTTGTTCCTACTTCTAGATAGGTATCTGCTTTTAGATAGCTTCCTGCGTGAATATGTTGGTCTGCATTGATACCATTATCAACGTCTAAACTCGTTCCAATAAATACTGGGTTATTAAACTTTTCACTAGGGTCAGCATCCCACTCTAATGTACTTACGTTCCAAGTGATACTTGTTGTATCTATTTCATCCGTAATAATTACGCCTGTACTTGTAAGACCATCAAACGTTGGGGAGTCCGAAGTCTGCACGTCCTGATTCATCGCATACAACTCATTCGCACCTTGTCCAGTATCTACTGTACTAAACGTAACCGCATCGGTTGTACGGACGTTTTGGTTCATAGCATAGAGTTCGTTGTCTCCTTGACCAGTATTTATTGTGCTGAACGTAACTGCATCTCCTGTCCCCAACGCTTGCTCATCACCATCAGGAAACAATTGCCCTTTCTCTACTTTATTGTCTTGTAGAGATTCAATCTCAAGGTGGTTTTCTATAACGTCACTACGAAGCTCAACGTAATCACTATAATCAGTATATTTATTCTCATCAATAGGCGTAACCCTAATAAAGATTTCACCGACACTAGCACTGCTGTACACGACATAAGCTATAGGTAAGGCTATGTCTCCAGCGGATTGAGATGGTTCTGTGTTCTGAAACGCTCCAGCTACCGTAGTAGAAACCCAAAGGATGTCGCCATTACTAAACGTGCTTGTATTTATTTGGCGTAACTTACCAAACTTAATAACCTTACCATCAGCGCCATTGGCTATGTTTTCAGCAGCGACACCTAATACACGCTTAGCAGCAACGGTTCCATCCGCTATCATTTTCGTTACAAGAATACGACCGCTAGCACCAACGGTTCCTGAAGCGTAGACCACCTCACCTTTGTCTATCTGAGTGCCTGTTTGGTTCTTGACGTGTATCTCTACTTTTTGACCTAGTTCTATGCTTTCGCCATTAGTAACGAGACTCAACGTTTCTTCGTCTGAGTTCCAGTACAAGGTTCCCTGCGTCTCGCTACCTGTCTCTGTATAGGTAGTATCAAAGATGGCGGTGTCTAGGGTAATGTGCGTAAACGGAGCAGTGGTCGGTACATTATCAAAGTCTTCACGCAACAATGGAAACCCACCTTGCGTAGCTCCGTCATGAACGACTACGGTATCTTTGGTTAAGTCAACCGTAAGTTCCGCTACAGCACCAGTAAACGTGCTGTGTTCTACGGTTGTGCCACGTCTGCGTTTTACTTCCGTTGCCATATACGTTATACGCTAGGTGCTTCCAGATACGCTGGAATACTGGTTAATATTTCCTGCCCTATAAGAGTTATACTAGATGAACCTCTACCTATTTGGTTGGTATATGCGGTTCTGTACGTTGCAGCGTCAGGCACTACCTTGACCCAGTTAGTGTCGTCAAAAGATACTTCTATGTAGCTATCACCGTCTGTAACGAGAGCATCTACTAAGTCTGTAAGGAGCGCTCCTATGGTACTAGACGTTTGACTTTGACCGAACAATGTTCTTTTTGCGGTAGAGTCCAGAAGTTTACCCCAATCTAGGTTAACGGTAATTCTAAATCCACGCAGATTATGCCTCAAGCTACCATCTATAGCCTCATCAAAGGCTGAGCCGTAATTAACCTGACCAAGTTCCGATACAGCGCTGTTTATGATAAACTCATACTTCCAATCGTTAGCTGTATCATAATCCTTCTGTCGTATATAGATATTAGTAATTTTAGATGATAGAGCCATAATCTAATTGTACGGTTACTGATTCTGTTATGAGCCTATAGTCTCTGGCTTCGGTGACGGACTCGGTAATGAACCGCCAATCTTCAAAGTCTATTATAATGTCCACGTCACCCTCAGTGCTTCTAAATACTAGCTTGGGAATAAACAGACCATGCTGATTAGCGTATTGAACTCTATGTTCGAATCCATCGTCTAAAACTACACGAAATACATTATCAGTATCAATACCGATATATATGAACTCTGCACCATTGATTAGGTCGGTGGCTATATTGTTACACACCGAGCGATATACATCTGGAGTCGTACACAACTGATAGGAAAGCTCGGCTTTGCGCCTTATACCTCTGACGTTGCTCCGTAACGTCCCATCTATTGCTTCATCGAATGTTGACCCCCAATACTGGAGTTCATCGCTCTCCGTGTAATTTTGGATGGTTAGCGTCTGTGTACCGCCCGAATCAGTGATGACTACTATGTCGGTGAGTTTAGCCAATAATATACCCTTCGCCCTTTATCGTGTCGGACTCTAGGTCATACTCCAAATAGGATGGGCGTACTTTTTTGCTATTAATAGTAGGGTGTATATCAGAATCAAACTGAATGAACTGATAGGGTTTGAGTGTGCTTATACCAAATATCTCGAAGTCAACAGAATACGAAGACGTAATGCCTAAGCTCTTTTTATAAGAGTCACGAGCGTCATCGGATATATCGTCCATATCGGATTGAGACAAGGCACTAGCCCCTGTCGTTGCTAACTCCCACTTTTGAGGCGACTCCGTAATATCGAAAAATGCAGTGTGCATATCAGGAACAAAGTAGTTAATGGATATGTCTTGTGCGCCTGTAGCATCTATCTCTTCAGTCTCAGACGTGCTTATTTGAGCGCCATCTATGTTGTCTTGAATAGCAAAGACACTATCAAAGTTTCTTACGTGCCTATCATTGAACGATACACCAAAAGACTTCAGGTCTGACGAACCTATTTGTGCATAGTAATCAGAATTGGATGTACTAGCAAAGTTTCTGCGTACATAAAAAGAATAACCCATCATAGCTCCTACAACAGCGCCTTCAACGATAGATAACTTCAGAACAACGTCTTGCCCTTCTGCATACGTATTCACGTACTGACTATCAAAGATTAAGTAGCGAGTAGTGGTCGGTGTAGGTATTGATGTAATATTAGACTTGGTAACGCTAGAAAAGTGCCCTAATATTTTAAGTGTAGGGCTTGATCCTTGCGCTTCTAAGAACGCAGTAATTACATCGGTTGAAACGATTAGCCCGTCATCTGCGTTTGTTTCTCCGCTTGTCTCGTAGCTAGAAATGTCGTAATTCGTAACTTGTACATTATATCTTAACGCTGCTTGAGCCTTGATACTTATTTTTCTGGCTTGCCAATCATATTCACAAGAAGATTTAGTAGTAATAAAGTAGTCGGTTCCTGATGGAGTCGTTATTTGCACTTGTATGGTGTCGCCCAACCCAAGAGCGTTTATATACGTAAACAAGCTATTCCCATTGCCTAGCTCATCAAACACCTCTAAAGATACCTCTGATAGGTTCGTGCGGAACTCAGTAATGTCATCAACCTCTTCTTGTACGTCAAAGTCCTGAGATATTTTAGGCATAGTAGCCATTTTCATGGTGGTAGTCACATCACTGGTATGCGTCATGTTTATCTGTGCCGAGAACGTACCGAACTGTCTAGCTACGTTTCCTGTGTTTACCGTTAGGGTTGCCATGCGTTATACCCTCACTTGTTTGTTGGCAAGCTCCCTGTTTCCTTTGTTTACGGCTACAGCTAATCCTGCTCGGTCTATTTTAACGTCAACGGTTGGTGCTGCTTGACCAGAGCGAGCTGCATTTGGTAAAAAACTTATTTGCTGTGTAGGCTGTTGAATATTAGTTGCTTGAGAAGAGACAGGGGAAACAGCAGAAGTACCTCCCCCAACACCACCACCAGCTCCTGCACCACCGCCTCCACCACCTAAATTTGTGCTTCTAATAGCAGCTACACGAGCAAGACCTTGAGCAATGGCTATACCAGCAGCTACTTTACCACGAATAGGTGAATCAGGTGTTGGCACTGGTAAAAACTGAGATTCAAAAGCCTTTTGAGCTGCAAAGTACGTAGAGATTAACGCTTCTGCTATGGCTATTTCTTTACTTTCTCCAAAAACACTTTGTAATAGTTGAGATGCGGCTTGCGCTCCTTGAATACCAAGTTCTCTAGCTGCTTGTTTAGCTTTCTCAGCTAACTCAACTTCTTTTGCAGCTTTTTTATCAGCATCTATCTCCCTATTAATCTCATTTAGACGAGCGCTTACTCCATCCTTTGTAATCTGAGTTAAGGCATCTTGTTGTTCTTTTGCTTGATCTCGTAAAAGTTCGTCTTCACCAACAATGTCTATATTAAACGGGTCAAAGTCACCTGTTAAGTCTTGCAGCGTCATTTCCTCAGCAATACCTTCTCTAATAGCTTTTATCCTAGCTTGTTGGGTCTCTATTTGAGATCGTAATCTTCTTCTGTCTTCCTCTAGTGTTACTTGACTAAATGCTTGCTGTAACGTCTTAAGCTTTTCTTGTTCTGCAGCTAAAGAGCCAGCGAATGGTTCATCAAGCGTTGCGTCCATGTCAGCCTTTATGTTAGCCATTGCTGTAGCTATATAAGACTCTAACTTAGACATATCCTCTTGAATGACTACGTCTTCAGGTATGATATTTTCTACTACAGGCTTATCAGGCGGAAATAAATCTTCAAGGGATGATAGCTCATCCTTTAAGAAATTTATTTGAGTTGCAATTTCTTCTGGACTGTCTAATCCTAGTTTTTTTAGTATGTTTATATCTTCAGCCGCAATACCAGCATCTAATTGAGCGCTAGCATCTCTAAGAGCTGATATATTATCTTTTATGATGTCAGCTTGCATTTCTAATGCGCTTGAACTATCAAATAAACCAGCATTAAATCTGTTAATTAAAATGTCTGATGACTGAGCAATTTCATTTCTAAACCTACCTAAAGGAGTTAATCTAATTAACTCTTTTTGAGCGCCTAACTTTTCATTTATTTCTTCAATGGCTTTATCAAGAGGTTTAACTCCTGTTTTAAGCAGAGATTTATGTTCTTCTCTAAAATCAGTTAACGACCTTTTAGCGTCCGTTTCTGCATACGATGAATACGCTTTTGTTTGGTCTAAAAGTTTTTCTTCTTCTGATTCTAAGTCAGAAACAATATCTCTAAGCATTTCAAGCTGTTCAAGCTCAGATTGCATTTGGTCTATGCCTAAGAAGTCTTGATCTGAGGCTTCTCTTAGGGATGCTACGTCTTTAGCAAACTCTTTAAACGCATCAGCAGTAGCTTTTGTTTTATTACCAAACTTAGTGAGCAAAGAAGTAGCAACCATAACGGCAACGTTTACCGCAAGTATAGCACCCCCCACACCTGTAAATGAAGCTCCTAACGCCTTTAACGCACTCATCGTACTACCAGTTCTTGTTCTAAGGGTTCCAAACATCTCAGCGTTAAATGCGATGTTGTTACCAATGGCTCGCATACCCTGAGCAAAACCTTGACTGAATTGAGTAGCATCCTGAGCTAAGTCACCAAACCCAAATAATGTTTGGTTAGCAATAGCAAATTCCTTGTTAGAACCTTGAAAGCCTTTTTGGCTTCTGTTAACTTGTTGGTTAAATTGCTGAAGCGTACTGTTTGCTCTTGTTATAGCAGATGCTGTATTGGTAGCTTGTCTAGCTAAAGCCTCTTGAGACGTAGCATTTCTTTTTGTACTAACAGATGCTTGAGTCATTTCATTAGAAAGACTATCTAAAGCAATCGTTTCTTGCTGTAGCCTTTTAACAGCGTCTTGAACAGATTTATCGTGAAGCTGGTTAGTTTGAAGCGCTCTTTTTACTATAGCTTCATCCCTTCTTACCGCAGCAGTTTTTTGTTTAGATTGACTTACAAACTGCTTAGTGCTTTTAGAGACTTTCTGATTAGTTCCTTTGAGTTTATCTAGCTGAGATTCTAATCTCTCAATTTTCTCGGTAAGCTTCGTAACTTCTCCAGTAGTACTCGCATCAACTATATTTTTAAGACCAGCAATAGACGCTTGATCTATTTTTAATTCTACGTCATATATAAGCTTTGGCATGAGCTACTACTATTTATCTGATGGTCTGTGGTAAGCCTCACGAGCCATCATAGCTTTGGTTATGTCTTCTATGGAACACTCGGCTACAAGTTTTTCCGCTCGCAATGGATCGAAACTGGCAAGTACATAACAGTAGTATGTGTATGCACCGCCAATTTCAACCACTAGGTCATTAGGTGCGAGCAAGTCTAATGACTCTAAAGTACTCCGACTCCATTGGAGGGTACTTGTCGCCTGTTCGTAAAAAAATCCCACGCTTCCTCAAGCGTGCCAAGCTCCAAGTCATCCGACTTCCAAGTGTCATCGCTAATCTTTTTGTCTAGCTTCATGCAGTGCTGCGCTGTGTATTGGCAATACTTAGCACGAAACTCTTCGTCAAAACGCCATGCGTTTAGTGCATCAACATCTTCCATCGTATAATCATCAACAGATATTTCCTCTGTCTTTGTTAACTTTTTATGCAACTTCGGATGGTTTTCTTTATACCAGTTTAAAAGCATATTTCTACGCTCTTCGACTACCTTATCAAAACGAATAGGGGTCGGCTTTACTTCAAACCGAACCCCCATAAATTCGCCTGTTATTTTTGTTATACGTCCCATAAATTGCTCGCTTTATTTATGTGGTTATGTGTTGAACTCTACAAACTCATAATCAGTAGAAAGTTGCAGAGTTGGATTCTGGAATTTAACAGTGTCTGTGCTTCCGATTTCAATAGATACTCTTACGTATTCACAAGCTGCTACAAGGGTTTTGCTTACTTGAGTAGTACCCGTTCCGCTTATAGCTGTAGTGGCTTGTACGCCCGTAGTAGAACCTGTGTCATCATAACACTGAATACCAATAAGAGCGTTACTAGCAGAGTCTTCAGTTACATCAATGCTGAATGTTAGGCTTTTGGCTGGGAACGGAAAGTGTATGTCTCGATACATGGTTCCGCTACCAACGCTTGCATCCGTAAGCGTCTGAACTCCTGATGTAAAATCTAGCGTCTCAACGGTATCTGTCCACCCTGCTGCTAAGTCAGTAGTAGAACCCTCTTGCCAACCATACAAGGCTAATCCATTCTTACAGTAGGACATCTCTGCTGTGTGCTTACCCGTAGTGGAATCGTATCCACCTTTGGCTTCACGTAAACTAGAGAATCGGAAGGACATATTGTCCTCGAATCCCTTGTTTATTTGCAGGGTTCCTTCCATCTGAAGAATGGAGTCGTCTAATCCATATCCAGTGAACACTAGGTTGGTTTGAGCTTGTGCCCAATCAAACAACTGCGCTTTAGCGGATTGGCTATATACCCCAGTAACGGTGATGTTATAGTTTTTGCTAGTGATTATCTCACGGTTATTCTCAATGACCTGTGTGTTAGGTTCAATGCTAATAACTTGGCGAGACGCTTCAGCCGCACCTTCCTGAACAACAGAAAACAATAATGTTTCTGTAAGGTCAGAAGTATTAACCAAAGCTAGTTTGCTTAGTTGCGTAGGCATGATTCGTTACCAGTTAGAGTGTTAGGATTAGGCGGTTGCTACAACCATAGCTACTTCACCGTCTACGTCAGACGCTTGAGCAACTAAAACAGTCTCTAAACGACCATTATCAAATGCGTGATGTCCTTGAATGTAAGTAAGCTCAGTAGTAAGGTCGTGTGAACCACTCTTACCATTCAATCTGATTTTACCTTCCGTTGGAAGTGTACCATCCGTAGAAACGTAAGCGCTGTCTAGGATTGCTCCACCACCATCAAAAGCAGTGTTTTTAGAGCGAATAACGATACGACCAGTATAAGACTCGTATATCTCACGATTGTCTTCTACGTTTACTGTATCAGGCTCTAGTGTTACTTCTACACCATCTACGGTGATGTTGCTGATTACACCCTGTGATGAACCACCACTATTGAGGATTTCAGCAGATTCAAATATTAACTTTGCCATTGTTTTTTGTGTTTAGTTTAGGATATTTGGATTATACTTTCAAAATTCACTGTGGTAGATAAGTAGCCGTCTTGTTCTTCTACTGAATCTACGCCAGTAACTGTGAGCGTCCACAAGTCACTGTTAATGTCTGATGCTGTCGTATCCGTTGCCCAATCAAATAGCTGATCTGTAATCTCTAACATTCTATCGTATCTCGCTTCTTTAATAGAATGGCTATCAGATTGCTCAATGTACACTATCGCTTGAAACTGTTGATTAAGCTCACTAGGTTTTTCGTCATTCAATAAGTAATCTGTATTTGCACCTAGCAATCTAAAAACAACAACTTCATTTTTAATGTCTGAACGTTGGATAATATCGAAAGAATCACCACTATATTTCAATACCTTTTCAACGGTACTTCTCGCATCCGTAGAAGAATAACTACTAAAGTTAGATACGTACCCACTAAGTATTGCGTTTCTATCCAAGTCTAGTCACCTTTGCTTTAGCTCTTAACGTTCTTGGTTTATTGAGCATAGTTTCTAATATCTGACTTGTTTTTTGAACAAGTTTACCTGCTGGAGATCCTGATAAGTTAGAGTCAGATTCGTTGGGAAATTGTCTTCTTTGATATTTAGCTGTGCCATCTTCATGAGTAATCATATAGTTATAAACATTTGCAGGATATTCAAACTTAATTGCAGGGCTAGAGTTGATTACACCATATCTTGAATTAAGCTCTGTGTAAGCTTTGCCTGTATAATTAAAATCAGCTATATTTTTCTTGCCACGCTTTAATTTCTTGTTAATGTACTTTTTGTTAGTAAGTTTCACTCTAGGGCTACCATTAGGATCCATTCCAGATTTATTTAGTCTATCAATGGTAGATTCGTATTCCTTCTGTATTTGCATAACGGCATTTTTCATGTCGTTAGACCTAGCAGAGGTCATTTTTTGAATGTCTTTATATATAGCTTCGCCCAGTGTCATATCAATATAAACTCATGAATCTAACTCTAGGGGTAGTCTTTGGTTTCGCTAATAAACCACTTAGTCTTCTGAGGTTTGCAGGCAAATATTGATTATACATTTGATAGTACTTACCAGCTTTCTGAAATGAAAAACTATCTTGATGGGTTGCGTCTTGAGCAAACCACAACTCTAAAAATTTGTAGGAAAGAATATCTACTAACAAGTCCTCTGTGTCGATGGCATATATAGCATCAAGTAACGCTACTTCTGTGCTATACGTCTCATCATTTATATATTCTCTTAGTTGCTCTAGTATATCCGTTTTAAGGAGCTTAACCGCCTTATCTAATATTAAGTTATCCTTCTCTGATAGATTGAGCGCTGTAGTGCCTCCTGTGACGTTAACGCCCTTAAACGTCAACTCTTCTAGCGCATCAATGTCGTCTCTCGTAAGGGTTAAGCTACTAAATGCCATAATTATTTTCTTTTTATTTGTTCGTGTTTAATTCGCTGCCATTCTCCATACCATTTAGTAGTCATATACCCCAAAGTAACCAAACCGATAAGCAAGGACACACCAGCAGATACTTGATTAAGAGTAAGGCTTGAAAGCAAACCAACAGTTCCTATTACTGCTTTATAGTCCATAATCTCGTCTATGTTTATCACGTTACTGTTCATGGCTTAAAAAAAGGGGGCAGTTACCATAATGGTAACCACTCCCCTCTCAATTAGTTTACTAGGGCTTACGCCTTAGCTACATTACCACGAATGTAACGTCCACCTAAGTCTGGTCGGAATACCTTAACTCCGTATAATACTTCGATAAGGATGTCAGCGCCTGACTTGGTTTCTTCTACAGTCAACGTGTAGTTTACGTTGTTCATTGGCTCGAAACCAGCAGCTCTACGAACGCCTGAACCTGAACCGCTATCCACTGAAGGCATTACAGCAGTTACTAAGGCAAGGGCAGATGGGTCGTAGAAGAACTGCTCACGTCCAGTGTCACCAGAAGCAATATCAACTGGGTTGATAGTTGCGTTGTTAGCAACAGCTTTACGTAATGGCTCTTTAAGAGTCAATACACTAGCAGTTTGGCTTTCTACAGTGTAGAAGTCATCAGTGCCTTTAGCGGAACCGAAAGTAACGATGTCACCCTCAGCTAAAGATACAGTTGCAGCACCGCCAGCACCATTGTCAATGGTTAACTCAGTTTGCCCGATAGCTTCGTCAGCAGCTAATGTAGCGTTAGTTACTGTAGCAGCAGTGTGGCTAGAACCTTGATTGTCTACGAAGAAGTCGAAACCATACGCACGAGCCATAGCTCCACCTAACTGAATACCAGCATCTCCACGAGTGTTAGCTTGTTGGAAGATGTTTAGGGTAGTCAAGTCTTTTTCTACGAATGGGTCAATAACCATCATTAGGTTATCCGTAGTGAACTTACGAGAAGCCATAATTCTACGAGCTTCTGCAAGGTCATTGTCGTCCATTACAGTAGAGTCAGTGTTGTTGTCAGCGAAAGCTACTTCAAAAGACTTACGAGCTTCTACTTTTACGTCAGCATTGATCTGGTCAATAAGCTGGTGTAGTCTTGGTACAAAGTGCTGTTGTACTAAGTCAGGAAGCGCAAACTTTTGGTCAGCTTTGTCGATGCTGAAACCAGTGTAGTAGTGCTTGTTGATGGTTAACGTCTCTTCACTAGCATCAGGAGTACCTAGAGAGTAGCTACCTGAGTAAGAGGAAGGAGAGCCAGTAGGCTTTACTGCACGAGTGATATTTACAGACTTGTTACGAGATGCAACGAGTCCTTCGATAGATGCGCCAGCTACGTTAGTAACGGCTTTGGATACCATTGGTCGGTCTGGATATTGGTTAGCTAGTGCAACCTCAACAAACGCCTCTGGCTCATAGATGGAAAAATTACTATTAATTGCCATGTCTTTATAAAAGTTAAATTAAATGTTGGATTATATTTAGCTTTTGGGTCGCTGTGACCAGAACATGACAATTAAGGTTTTGCCTAACCATAAAAGATGGATTTACGCTTGTTCAGCCCAACCGCCTGCAGCTCTAGAAGCAGCAAATAGCTCCTCAGCCTTAGCACGATCTGCTGGGTTAGTCGAGCGTACAAGTTTTTGAAACTCTGCTCGGCTAGGTCTTTCACTAGAAGGAGTACCACCAGTTGCTCCTCCTGCGCCCACTTTCTTGGGCTTCGCAAATTGTTTAGCAAACTCTACTAGAGAGTTGGCTATAGATTTTCTGTTTCCTTGTTGGTCTAGGTCAGGCACACCATTTTTAACGGCATAAAACTCACCATTAGACTCTTCAATTTCATATTCATTATAAAACAGTTGCTCGATATAATCAGTCTTTAGTGTTAATTCATTGTCTTGTTGTAAGGCATTGAACGCACCACTAAACTCGCTGTCGATTCTGTTTTGCATTTGAGTCATTTGTAACTGCTCTTTAGCAGACTCAGCTTCTTGCTGATATTGTTGCAATAATTCACGCAACTTTTCAGACTCTCCCTTATCCTCTTGTTTAGGAGTTAGAGTTTGCTGAATGCGTGAAAAAGCATCATCTAACGACTCAACTTGATCCCCCAGTAATTCAGAGAACTTACTAACAACATCTTTTTCAACCTTGTTTTTTCCTTCGTTGTATGCGCCCCGAAAGAACTTGTCTTTGTCGAACTCTGGTTGCTGTTGTGTTTGAGAAGTTGTCTCTTCTGTTGTTGACTCAGGAGCGTCAACGGACTCTATGTTTTCTTCACTCATAATAGTTATAAGTTAGTTATTGCTCGCTATTTAAATCAATACCAAGTTCTGCTTGGCGTTGAAGCTCTTCTTGTGGTAATATATCAATAAGATTTTTAAGATCACCACTAGTTTTTGGAATACCAAATTCATC